ACTATCAAGAAGCCGCCGTCACCGCCGCGCTGTCGCACCTCGCCAAGGGCATCAACCCCCTGGTGATTGCTCCGACGGGTGCCGGAAAGACCGTCATTGCCTCCAGCATCATGTCCCGCTGGCAGACCGGCACGAACCGCAAGTGCTTCTTCGTCGCCCACCGCAAGGAACTGATTGACCAAGCCGCTGCGACGATGACCCGTGCCGGCGTCGTCGGCGAAGCCCTGTCCGTCTTCTCCGCTGACTTCGACCACATCTCCGCCGAAGACAAGGCCACCGCGCTGGTCGTCTTCGACGAAGCCCACCATGCCGTCGCCTCGTCATGGGCAAAGTTCAACGCAGCCTTCACCGGCCCCAAGGTCGCCGTTACCGCCACGCCTGACCGCCTCGACCGCCAGCGTCTGGAAACCGTCGGCTTTGAGACTGCCTACGAGATCGCCATCCGCACCCTTATCGAGCAGGGTCACCTCGTCCGCCCGATGGCACAGAAGATGCCCGTCGAGATGAGCCTCATCCGCCTGCGCGGTTACGAGGACGCCTTGGAAGCCGTCGCCGACAGCATCGTGACCGAACTTGACCGATGGGACCGCAAGAAGGCCATTGCCTTCCTGCCCGACGTCGACTCCTCGCTCCGCCTGGTCGCCCACCTTCGCCAGCGCGGCATCGAGGCCGGTCACGCCGACGGCAGCACCGGCAAGTTCCGTGCCGGCACCGTCGACGCCTTCAAGAACGGCGACCTGCGTGTCCTCTGCAACGTCAACCTTTTCACCGAGGGCTTCGACGCCCCGGAAACCGATTGCGTCATCCTGCTGCGTCCGACCCAGTCCCGTGCCCTCTGGTGCCAGATGATCGGGCGTGGCCTCCGCACGGCTCCGGGCAAGACCGATTGCCTCATCCTCGACCCGATGTGGATCAGCGGCGAGAACTCCTTCACGCCGGCGGACGCCTTCACGGTTCACCCGCAGGCCAAGTCCGCCCAGATTCAGGGTTCGCACGATCCGCTCGACGCCGCGCAGGGTTGCGACCGCCAGGCGGAGGAAGCCATGCTCCGCCGCATCGCCGCCGAAGAGCAGCGGTCGGCCACGAAGGAAGCCAAGGAGCTGGGGCTGGTCGACCTGTCCGTCGCCTGTGCCGTCTTCGGGTTTGTCCTGCCGGCGTCGACGTCGGACTCGTCCATGTTCCATTACCAAGCCACCGAACTTGCCCGCTATGGCGTTTACGCCCGTGGCATGACGTCTGACCAGGCCGACTGGATGATCGCCCGTCTGAAGGCACGGGAAGCCCTTAATCTGGCCACCGTGAAGCAGGTGCGTAAGCTCCAGCAGTTCGGGGTGCGCGGAGCCGAGCGTCTGTCCAAGGACTCGGCGTCGAAGGCCATCGCCTCCGACTGGCGGATGCAAAAGGGGGCGAGCCGTCAGTCCCCCCTGCAAAAAATCTACGGACGAATCTTCGATAACTATGATGCCTAAAAACACCAAGCCGCTGGTCTTTATGATCACCGGCGTCGCTCGCGCGGGGAAGGACACCTTCGCCGCTTGTCTGATGGAACACTTCAACGGCAACGGTTGCCGTGCCGAGGTCTTCAAGTTCGCCGACGTCCTTAAGGACAGGGCGAACGACGTGCTTCGTGCCATGGGAGTCTTCAAGGCCGGCGAGCGGGACTTCCACGCCGAAGAGTTCAAGGTTCGCCATAGGGGGCTGCTGGTCGAATTAGGCCGTACCCTCCGGGGGGTGGACAAAGACATCTTCGCTCGGCACCTGAACGCGCAGGTGCATATGTTCTTGGACTACGCGCCGCTCGACGTCCGCCCCGTGGCCTTGGTGTCGGACTGGCGTTACCTGAATGAGTACGCCTTCCTGTCCAAGCACCTCGACGCCCAGATCGTGACGGTCGAGATGCAGCGTCCGGGGTACGGGCCGGCGAACGACGAGGAAGCGGGAAGCTTGGCTGACATGATGGCTTCTATGCAGGTCTTGCATACTCGATTGGCGGTTGACCCCGCCGGCGTCCGCGCCGTAGCGTCTGAAATCTACCACATCTACCGATGAAAGACATTAAATACGAGGGCAAGAAATGGACGGTGATGACGCGCAACGTGCTTACCCAGTACGACGAACTTGTGCTGCCGGTCTACGAGAAGATGGTCATCACGATTGTCCGCAAGGTGTCCGAGGCCGAGCGTAAGAAGTATCATGCCGAAACGCCCCAGCTTGGCAAACTGAAGTACTCCGAATTGAAGAAACTCCGATGAAAGCATACCGAGAACAAATCGACCGCCTGGGCTTTGAAGTCTGGGCTGACAACGCCATCGTCGACACGTTGGAAAACCTGCCGCCTGATTGCACGGCGTTCAGCAGCCATCAGGACGACATCAGCATCCAGATCACCTTGGTCGGCAAGGACGTCGTCGGACGAGTCCGCGCTTACATTCCGGGTTACGGCTGGAAGCATTACGAACGCACGATCCGTCGTGCCTGCTACGACAACTGATGGGCAAGTATATCCCAGTCGACCCCGAGAAGTGGGCGGCGATGGTCATCGCCCGGCGCGACCTCGTCCGCTATAAGGAGATGTGCGACGAGCTGGACGCCGAATGCACCCGCCTGAAGGAACACCTAAATTCGGTCACGGAAACCCATCGCATCAATACATCGATGTGGAAGGACGAGGTAGCAAACCTCCGTGCCGAGGTCGAGCGGCTGACCAAGGCAGGGGATGAACTTGAGCGAGTGCTTACCAGCAAGATGTCTTCTTACGAAGTCGGTAACGCCTCATTCCAATGGCGAGCCGCCAAGGATGGCAAGCAGCCATGAAGCACCCGAAGCGCGTCGGTATGTCCTGCAAGAATACCCGCTTCATCAAAGCCTCCCTCACTCCTTACGAAGCCAGGCTCGTCGAGAAGATCACAAAGGCAGACCGTGATCGCTGGAACGAACTGATGGCCAAACCTTGGAACAAATGGCAACCTCAACCTCCCGCCGGAACAACTACGGCAAAATCAAGCAAGCGGTCGTCGAAGCCCACGCCGCCGGCCTGACCTACGCCGACATCGAGGCCAAGTACGGCTACCGCCGTGCCAGCCTTTACGAAGCCGCCCGACACCTTAACATTAAACTCAAACCCTCCAAACATCGCACATGAAAGTACTGGAACTTTTCGCAGGATCTAGGTCTGTCGGCAGAAAAGCCGAATCAATGGGCATGGAAGTCTTTTCATCCGACATAAATGCGTTTCCAGGCATACATTATGTCGTAGACATACTTAACTTTGATGAATCGAAGGTTCCGTTCAAACCAGACATTATCTGGGCATCTCCGCCATGTACCACGTTCAGCGTGGCATCTATCGGACACCATTGGACGGGCGGATCAAGGGCTTATGTTCCGAAGACAAAAGAAGCTGAAGTCGGAAAGGCCATAGCTGTCCGCACAAAGCAAATCATAATGCACTTCGACCCCTTATTTTACTTTATTGAAAACCCTAGGGGGCTTCTTCGTAAGATGGACTTCATGCAAGACATGATGCGTCATACGGTTACTTATTGCCAATATGGCGACGACCGAATGAAGCCTACCGATATCTGGACGAATAACATGAATTGGAACCCAAGGCCGGTCTGCCGTAACGGTGACCCTTGCCACGTTGCTGCGCCAAGGGGTGCTAGGACTGGAACCCAAGGCATCAAAGGCGCTTACGATCGCAGCAAAATTCCAGACCAACTTTGCCAAGAAATACTTGAATCATGCCTACTATGAGAAAGCCCCCAATCAACCTGACCCAGTACACCCATAAGATGCCCCGCCGCTGCCACGCCCTGCTCGTCATCCTCGACGGGGGCAAGGTCGAGCATCCCGAGTTCGTGGCCTACAGCCGGGACGAGTTCGCCACCGAGCTGGCCAAGTGGAAGCGCACCGTGCTGCCGACCCTTCGCCGCTCCAACGTCGAGTTCTGGGAACTGCACAACGGCGATCACCAGGCGGTCAACCTGCTCAACCGATGAGCCGTCAGAAGATCAATTGCTACGGACGTCCGCCGGCGAGACTGGCCGTCCTAGAGGGCATCAAGCACGGCCTGACCGCCAAGGAGACAGCCTATGCCTACGAGTATAGCATCCGCGCCGTGCAGGAAGCCGCCGCCCGGATGAAGGTGTCCTTCATCTGGTCTGGCATCGGGCGACCCCCTAAACACCTGCCTAATAATAACAATGAACATCAATAAGGGCTGGAAGCGGTTCATGGCGGTCGGCTGCTCCCACGGGATGTACGCCGACCCGAAGGCCATCGAGGGCGTCCTAAAGTTCAAGGAACGGTGGAAGCCCCACATGACCGTCCACCTAGGCGACTTCGTGGACATGACCCCCTTCATGTCGTCGGCGCGGGGCAAGGGCGACGCTGTCGAACCCGATATCGGCGGGGGGCTGAAATTTCTCGACCAGCTCCGCCCGAACGTCGTTCTGGCCGGCAACCATGAGGTACGCCTGTGGCGCGAAGCGGCCTCGGACGACGAAGTCTATTCCGGCTACGCCCTTCGACTGATCAACGATATCACCGAGCATTGCCGTAAGCGTAAAGCCCTCTTCATCGAGTACACGGGCATCTGGCAGGCGTTCCAGTTGGCCAACTACAAGTTCACACACGGAACCGTCTACGGCGAAAACGCCCCCCGTGACATGGCCGAGATGTACGGCAACGTGATCTTCGCCCATACGCACAAGGTCGGTCGCATGACCGGGCGACGAGACGATACTCCGACGGGCATCAGCGTCGGCACCCTGACCCGCCGGGGGGCCATGGATTACGCCAATACGCGCCGCGCCACGTTCGCCTGGTCGCAGGGCATGGCCTTCGGCTACTACAACGACGAGCAACTCATCCCGTGGGTGCATGAGCAACCGCAGGGGCAGGACGAATGGATTCTCCCGGTATGAAAACCGAAGACGTCCTGAAGAAACTTTACAAACTCAAATCCAAGGGGGCTGACGAAGTCCCGAAGGGTTTCAAGGATTTGGATCAGTTGAAGAAGGAATGGAAGGTTCACCGCACGACGGCGCGGGAATGGGTTCTGGAGCTGGTCAAGGCCGGAGAACTAAAACAGTTGCGGTTGAGATTTTTTGATGGACGCCGTATCCAGATGAAGTATTTCTATGGGAAATGAAATACCTCTCCGTATGTTCCGGCATGGAAGCCGCCACGGTAGCATGGCACCACATGGGCTGGACGCCCGTCGGCTTTTCCGAGATTGAACCTTTCCCATCAGCCATCCTCAAACACCGATTCCCTGACGTACCTAATTATGGATCACTCACCGAATACCAGTCGTGGCCACTCCAGCCCGGTTCAATCGACCTTTTGGTCGGAGGAACACCTTGCCAGTCTTTTTCCATCGCCGGACTCCGCAAAGGACTTGAAGACCCAAGGGGAAATCTTGTCCTGTCATTTCTTGGATTGGCTGACAAACTCAAGCCAAAATGGATTTTGTGGGAAAATGTCCCAGGCGTCCTGTCGTCAGGTAAACCTAAAGGATCCGACTTCGGATGCTTCCTTCAAGGGTTGGTCGAACTCGGGTATGGGTTCGCCTACCGAGTGCTGGACGCTCAACACTTCGGAGTCCCCCAGCGCCGCCGTAGAGTCTTCGTTGTCGCTTGTCTTGGAGACTGGCGAGCTGCCGCCGAGGTTCTATCTCTCTCCGAAGGCTTGCGCGGGTATCTTGAGAAGGGCGGAGCGAAGGGGAAAAATTCTACCTCCGTCGCTCAAGGCAGCATTGATGCAAACGGTGCAATTGGGGTCGACTTCAGGCATGAGAGATTTGAGAGAGATGGAAAAGTAGGAACTATTCAGGCTAAAAACACAGGCGGATATTCTTTGAACTATACGCCTGGCGTTGCCATAAGGAAGAACAATACTTCCTCAAATTCGCATTCAATTGATGGATTAGAAGGCTTTGATGGAGAGAAGATTTTTGGATCATATTCTGATCCGAAGACGGCTTTTACTTTGGAGACGACCAGCAACGACTGGAGCCGGAGCGATCAGCTTACCATGATTATGAAGCCAATTGCTTTCCAGCCCGGTAACCTTCGCCGGCAGGGCGGAGCGAATCCTTCTTCTGATTTTTTCCCGACAGTTTCTACAGATAGCGGAGATCAAAATCCGCATATTGCGATTCCTCCACATACAATCCGCCGATTGACCCCCCGTGAAACCGAGAGGCTGCAAGGTTTTCCAGATGACTGGAGCAGGATTCCTTGGAAAGGTAAACCAGAAGAAGAATGTCCTGACAGTCCTCGTTACAGAGCTTGTGGAAATAGCATGGCTGTTCCTTGTATGCGCTGGATTGGTGAACAAATTTCAAATTATGAAAATAAACTTCAATCGTAAATTTCACGATGATGCTATCCGTATCGAGCCTGGAGAATGGTTCGATGACGCCATCGTGGGTACGTCGAAAGACGGTTTCCTAATCTACTCCTATTACCGGCTCATCGACGTACACATGAGGTACATGAACGAGTCTGAAGAGGATAGTGCGGACTGGATTAACAACAATGTGATTGGCCTGACCTGCGACAACGCACCGACATTCAAGATAAGTTACGCCGCCCGGTACCAATGGAAGGAATATAAGCCGAGCTGCCTTAAAGGATTGCGTAAGCGGAAATAGGCGTCCACAAGTCAAAGAGCCACCATGACCACCGAAGATCGCATTTCCGGGGCGAGAGCCTATCTCGCCAAGCTGCCTGCCGCCGTCGCTGGCCAAGGCGGACACCCCGCCACCTACCGCGCCGCCAGCATTCTGGCCAACGGCTTCGACCTGCCGTGGTCGGACGCCTGGGCGTTGCTTCAGGAGTTCAACGCCCGTTGCTCGCCCCCTTGGTCGGAGAAAGACCTGCGTCACAAATTGAACGACGCCTACGTCAAGCCGCACGAACGCCAGAAGGGCTGGCTGGTCGCCGGCAAGGAACGCCGTGTCGGCGCGAACGGTCGCTTCGTCTTCGACCCGAACCGGGTGGCGGAGCTGGTCGACGTGCAGACGCCATTCACGACCGCCGATGTGCTGCTGAACTGCTTCAAGGACGAGGACGTCATCTGCATCACGAACGAGGCCGGCCAGACCGAAGACGGCAAGTGGTTCCCGGCGTCGAAGGGCATCTTCCTGACCCGCGCCGAATGGATCACCAAGTTCTTCGGCCCCGGAGCCGTGGGGGCGTCGAAGTTCGCCGGCACGGAGTCGGGGGCTTGGATTCGTATCAACCCCTTCACGCCTGACGACTTCTCCGGCACGGACAATTCGGTGTCGGCCTACCGCCACGTCTTGGTCGAGTTCGACAAGAAGGCCAAGGACGAGCAGATTGCCATCTTCCAGCAGTCCAACCTGCCCATCAGCCTGCTCGTCGACTCGGGCGGCAAGTCCGTTCACGCCTGGGTGCGTGTCGACGCCCAGAGCAAGGAGCAATGGGAGGAACGCCGTAATACGGTGTATGACTACCTTTCGGACCACGAACCCGACCCGCAGAACAAGAACCCCTCCCGCTGGAGCCGGCTGGGGGGAATCATGCGCGGCGAGAACGAGCAAAGAATAGTGGCGTTCAAGATTGGTTCGCTGGACTGGGACGAGTTCATGGCGTGGCGGGAAGGTCAGGACTTCCCCGAGGAGGTCACGACGGATATCCTTGAGAACTACGACGTCCTGAACGACCCCAACACGGTCATCGGCCACGGACGCTGGTTGCAGAAGGGCGGCTCGCTGCTCATCACCGCGCAGTCCGGCATCGGCAAGTCTTCCTTCGCCATGCAGATGGCCATGTCATGGGCTTGCGGACGGGAGTTGTTCGGCATCCCGGCGAAGCACCCGCTGAAGATGGGCGTCCTCCAGGCGGAGGGCGACGTCGGCGACATGGCACAGTCCTTCCAAGGCGTCATGTCTGGCATGAGGCTCAACAACGACGAGAAGGCGATGGTCAGGCAGAACCTGCACTTCTTCAACGAGTCGTCGAAGCGCGGCTCGGATATCATCCAGCTCGCCCGTAAGATCATCGTCCGGCATAAGTTGGACGTCATCGTCCTCGACCCGCTGATGGCCTACATCGGCGGCAACATCAACGACAACGTCGACGTGACCAACTTCTGCCGTGGGCTTCTGGAGCCGATGCTCAAGGAGACGGGGTGCATCGCCATCCTGATCCACCACGAAGGCAAGCCGAAGGCCAAGGAGGTCACGGACGGCCAGACCTTCTCGGACATGATGTACAGCGGTACGGGCGGGG